TAATCTCCTTAAAAATTATCTTTTGCCTTTAGTCACAGTAGATTTTTTATCAGAAAATAACGGCATTCTAGGGTCGTTCTGTCTCATTAGGTTGTTATCTACAGCCTGTTCCTGAGCTCTAGCTTTACCCTTAAAATATTCATTTCTCTGGTCTACCATTTCCTGTGGCATTTTACATAATAGCAGTCCACCTACTTCAATACCGTCTTTGAATCTTGAGTTAGGGTCTGCTGGTAAATTTACTTCTGGGTGGTCTGAATGTTTCACAGGCTCCCAGCCTTCACGCATACGGGAAGATACATTTAGATTATCAGCTTCATTCACCAACGATACTCGAACCCAACGATATGCCCAGCCAGCTTCATGCTTAATTTCTGGTAATGTTGAACGAGGTTCCCATTGTTTATTTCGAACTTCAGTCTCTTCACGAGTTACTGCTTCTCTACTTGTGCGATTTTTAACTTTATTATCCATTTGTACTCTCCGTTTTAATTAATTCACGTGCATATTGCTCTGGTGTTAGCTTGAATTTCTTTGCTAAAGCTAACTGTGTTTTTGTCAATCTAACCTTTTTAGGGCCAGTTGACCTTGTTGCTGGAGCAACTACAGTTGAAGGTTTGCGTTGGGCAGGTTTTGCCTCTTCCAACGTATCAGTGCCCCCAAAATTTTCTGGGAAGCGTTTTTGCATAGTACTATCAATACTACGATAATATTCGTCAGACGATGGGTTTACCCCATTTCTAACTAATTTTTCATGCAGTCCTAATGCCAATGAAGTCATTTCTTCGTCCTGTCCAAACCATTTGTTCTTTTCTTGCCAAGCAAGAGCTCTCGCATCTGGTTGTGGAGCTGTTGGTCTAACTGTATCTTGCTCTGAAGATACCGCATTTTCTGGAGTTTGTAAAGACTCTTTAGTATATTGAGGTTTTCTATCTTGAGCTTGTCCTAGTTTATATTGAGCTTCATTCATTTTAGTTTGAGCTGCTACTAATTTTTCACTATCACCAGCATCATAAGCTTCTTTATACTCTCGTTGAGCAAAAGCTAAATCAGCTGTATATTTATCTTGAAGAGTCTTAATATAATCTTCTTCTCCTGATGAAAGGGTTTCTTTAAGCTTTTGGTTTTCTTGCACAGAAAGTGTTGCTACTCTTTCAGCTTCTTGTCTTTGCCTTTCAGAAGCTTCTTTAGCACGTCTTTCGTCATGCCAAGCTTTTTTAAGTTGAGCCATTCTATTTTTTACTCTATCTGAATATTCATCTAAAGTATCAGCTTCAAGCTCTTCTTTAATATTCTCAGGTAAAGGGTCTCTGTTTCTGTCAGCTTTAGGAGTATCATCTTCAATTTCAATATCAAAATCTAACTCTAACTGCTCAGGTTTAGCTTCTTTTTTAGGAGCTTTTTCAGCAACTTCAACATCACCTGTCTTCTCCTCAGAAGCAACTTTCTCAGATTCACTAGCCTTTACCTCAACTTCTTCTCCTTCCATCTCTAATTCTTCAGGAATTTCATTGATTATTTCTGCCATCTTTACTCTCCGTGTTATGCACGTTCGTAGCCACGTGGGTCATCCACTACGGCTTCTACTGTGTCGTCATTAATAATGCGAAACTCATTACCAAAAATTTTGATTCGAGTTCCAGAATATGCCCTAGTTATAACGAAGTCTCCTTCTTTACACCAAGGACCTGTTGGGAAACGGTCTTCATCTTTATAAGCTGTGTCTCCTAATTTCATCACAAATAAAACAACTGTTGAATGTTCTTCAATATCCTTTGCTTTATCTGATTTAAGTATCCCACCTTTGTATGAGTCTTCTACTTGAGGAACTGCACATAATATGCGGTAGCCTTTAACATCAGGTAATTGAGCAGGTTTACTTTCTTCAACATCTGTTTGTGGTGGATTTATTGGTGCACCTGATGCTGATACTATTTCTTTATTTGGGGTTTGTATTTCACTCATCGTCTTCCTCCATATTTCTCATCATAGAAGCAATAAGACCTTGAGCTATTTGAAAGCCTCTGATAATACCACATGCGTGCATATATTGTGCGTACTCTTCAGCTCTACCTTGTGCCATATCGTCTTTCATGCGTTGCTCTTCCTCGCCTAATTGACTAGCGAGAACTTTTAACGTTTCGTCCATTTCTCTCTCCTGTTTTTAAGTTTGCGTATTATTACGTTCCTTCTGTTGCTTTACGGCTTCAGCACCTAACTTAGTACCTTCCATAAATTCTTTTGCATCCAACTCTTTTTGTTGGTTGACTGCGTCAGCACCAATCTTGGCACCAGCGATTCTTTCTTGTGACTCCATTTTTGCTTTCTCTAATTGAAGTCTTGCTGCATCTATAGCAGAGTCATCTGTCATTTTCTTAGCTTTTGCTTGAGCTTCCATTTGTTTAATTTGTAGCTCTTGTTGTTGCATTTGTATTAGTGGGTCTTGCTGTTGTTGCTGTTGTTCTTTCTGTTGAGCTTCAGTCATATTTTTCTGTAATAACTGCTCGCTTGCTTTAGCAACAAGTCTAGATAATTCAACTTCCACATCCTCTGGTAAAGCTTCTTCTGGTGGAGGTAGTGGAGCTCCGAGTTCTTCTTCAAGTTTCTGTCTATATGCAAACGCAATATGTTCTGCGATATGTGCTTCCATAGCAGAATAAATTTTTGTAGCGTTTGGACTCTGTCCTATCATTTGACCAACAATAGGGTCTTTTATAAATGACATATGAGTTTTGATATGAGCTTCTGAATCTTGATAAATAAATGCTTTCACAGGTTTACTGTTCATAATATTCATGTTTTCAGTAACAGGATTCATAGGTTTCATATTATCTTTCTGTGGTATTAGTTTTTCTGCATTCTTAACACCAAGTACATCCAACATCTGACGATTAAGCTCTATCATATCGTAGATATCTGGGTTCTGTTGTGCTAACTGCATAACCGCTTGGTACTGAACTACTTTTTGTGACATAGTTGCAGCGTTAGGGTCACTGACAGGTATAACTTCTACCTTATCATAATCACTTTGTTTAGCTTCTCTTGAACCTGTCTCAGGAGTATATGCATAATCCTCTGGAGTAAAGTCTTTAATAATACCTTTTAGTAATCTTAACTCTTGTCGCATTGAATAATGAATACGAGCTTGAACTGCAGACATAACTTTTAGTGTTCTTTCTAAGATAGCAAGTGTTGTTCCTACAGGAGCATTAGCTGACATGTCAGAGACTTTTAAATCAGCCGCACTAGCAAATCTTCTACCCTCATCAATAATTTGATTCATTAGTTGATTAAGAACTTGACTTGGTTCTTTATAAGGGAGTGGTAATATATTATCTCTAATACTACCTGATGGTACATCTACATCTCTAAACTCAGCAGGGGATATTGGTGTTTCATCACCTTTGATACGTAAGCCTCTAGACTTAAACCCACCTGGTAGATTAGATAGTGTACCTGCATCTACAAGTTGTCTTAATATCATAGTACCTGATTTAGCAAACGCACCTATCAGATGTATTAAACCAAAGTGGTAAAAACCAAAACCAGGAACATAACCATAATGCACAAAGTGCTGACGTTTTTGTCTGGTCTTATCGTCTTGACTCCAGTTACGTCTAATAGATAAAACTGTATTTGTAGACTTTTCTATAGTTACTACATAAGGTAATGCTATACCTGTTTTCTCTCCATCTTGCTCATCTTCATAACCTTCTAAATCAAGGTCAACATGCATCTCTAATATTTTCCAACGACTGTCAGTTGTAGCACTAAAGCCCATCTTCTCGGCTATCTTTTTCTCTACATCATCTAAGTCATAAGTTGGTTCACCTAAGTCTACATCTTTATAAAATCCTGCTACTTGTAATTTACGTAACTCATTTTGTGTCTTACGCATTACATGAGTAACTCTTTCTGCACTTTCTAAATCAGATGCACCGTAAGGCACAACTATATCTTCTGCAGGAATATACATAGACACTTGGCGTTCTAAGTTAGGGTCGTAATAAACTTTCTTAAATGCGTTACCTGCAAGACCTAAACCCCATAACATTCTTTCGTGTTCGGGTCTATACTCAGTCATCTTTTCAGTCAACTGATAATTCATGTTCTCTTGTACACGAGCCGCTGCATCTTTACATTCGTCAGTTTCTTTACCAATGATTTGTGTCTTTACTGGACCTGAAGCTGGGAATGTTTCTGTCATAGTTTCTGCTTGGAACTTGACAAGAGTTTCTGTTAGTAGTGGGTGGTAGACATTACATGCTCCTTCCCACGGTTCACTTCTGTCTTCTAGTTTTAAACCTAAAAGGTCTAAGCCATCAACATAAGTATCTAACCAATCTTTTCTTGAGTTTACATCACCTGTGTAATCCTCTATTAAATCATCTGCTAATTCCCCAAGTAAATCATCTTCCATTTCTTCCGCAAGGTTAAGATTAAATTCATCATCCTCCATACGGTCGGGGTCAATATTAATTTCCATACCATCAACACTAATGTTAACTTCATCAGGGTCTACTATTTCTATCTCTAGTTCAGGCTCGTTCTGAGCCAATTCTTCCATACCTTTAGGAGCTTCGTATAAACCCTTATCAACATTATTGTCTTGTGCCATGATTTTTTCCTATAAGATACAGATGAGTACTAGTATAACCAACACAATATTTATTATTAAATTGTATTGATTGTGTGTTTTCTTTAACCATTTAATTTTCTCTCTAATAAATTGGTATAACATAATTATCTCCGTTGTTAAATAACATATAGACGTTTTTGATTATACCTTTTAAAACTTGGTATATCATCTTCTTCGTCACTTGGCAACCTAATAAATCCACCTTGTCTGAACCGCATTAGTGCGAGGGTTGTCGCATCCACTAAGTCGTCATTTGCACCTGATGGGAAATCATTACATTCTTCAATCACTTCGTGTGCCCATCTTCTATCTGGTGCCCATACTATGCCTGCACTAAATAAATCAGATACTGCATTTACTCTGCTAATTTTATCCTGTCCTTTGCCTGGTGTAAACTCTCCCACAGGAATACCCATACGTCTAAACTCTTGGTAAAGTGCAGCTCCGTTTGATTTTTTCTCCACTACAAATGAGTCTGGTTCCCATGCTTTATACTCTTCAAGACATAACTCTTTGAGTTCTGGAAACTCTAGTCTTCTTTTAATTGCATCTAGTAAAATTATATTATAATTATTGTTTTCTTCATTCATAAATACACCCCATGTAGTCAGGGCGTTGTAGTCAGCACGGTTGTTGGCTTCTTGAGCAGCATCAAGCGTCATTATAATAAATTCACAGCTAGGTGGGTCCTCTTTCTCCCATATATTCCACCATTCTCTCTTAATAAGTGCCCCTTCTTCTGATGTGGGGTTTTGTAAATACTGTGCGTTCCAATACCTTATGTCTAATGCCGCACGTCTAGACTGTAATTCTTTTAATGGCCAGAACTCAGGCCACAATGGTACTTCTTCTCCATCTTCTTCTAAGATAGCTGGAAACTCTACTACTTCCCAGTTGTCTACTTCATCATTCTTTATCATTTGATTAACAATCTGCCCTGTTAAGTCTAATTTAGACCAACGAGTCATCACCACAATGATAGCACCACCTGGCATTAAACGTTGTAGTGGTCCTGATTGGAACCATTCCCATGCGGGTAGAAAAACATCAGGTTTTCCTAACTTAGCGTCTTGCTCCGAGTGAGGGTCGTCAATAATGAATAAGTCGGCACCACGACCAGCCAAGGCACCACCAACACCAATAGCAAAATACTCGCCATTAAAGTTTGTACCCCAACGGGACGCTGACTTAGAGTCTGCTTGGAGCGAGACATCTGGGAATATATCTTTGTACGAGTCCGAACCAACCAAATTTCGAACACGACGGCCAAAGTTGACAGCCAAATCTGCAGTGTGCGAAGCCATGATGACTTTCTTAGCTGGGTGTTTTCCCAAGAACCACGCAGGAGCGAGGTAAGATATGAGTTCACTTTTTCCATGTCGGGGTGCAATGTTAACAATGACTCTTTTTCTTTTCCCTTCTGCGATTTCTTCAAATAATTTCGCCAATTTTGCATGATGTGCTCCTACTTTGTAGTCTGGATAGACGTGTTTTATAAAATCAAGGAAAGTTGCCCTACCTTGGGTTTTAATTAATTCTTTTTTGTACTTTTTTAATAGCTTTAAACTACGTTGTCTCTCTGCTTCAGACATATTAGGTAGATTTTGCTGTAGTAAATCTAAATCTTCTTCACTAATCATCATCTACCTCCACATCTTCAACATCTATTATCTCAGTTGTACGTACAACTTTGCCTTTAAGCTCATTAATTGTCTTCATAAGTTCTTTTTCTAGTTCTTCACCAGACTGATTAATGTGAGTAATCTCAGTTTTCTTCTTAAACGCATCAACCCCGTCTATTTCACCTACTGCTTTAAGTGCTGTAATACGTTCTCTTGATGATTTAGCAGAGTATGCCTCTTGAAGTAGTCCATTTAGTACAGTAAGTTTTATATCTGCTAAGTCTTTAGCTACCATGTGACTAGTTTGTGCCACCATACCCGCAAGAAACGCTATGGTCTCATTTGGGTAATTACCAAAGTCAGGTTTAAGTTCAGGATTAGACATCATTTCTTCAGCAAGAATCTCAGCTTCTTCCATGTTTTCTTTAGAAGGCTCTATATTTTCATCTTGTATATCTGCAAGCATCTTTATAGTGTTAGTGCGAGCTTCAAGTTCTTCTTGAGTAGACATGTTTGGTAATGCTTCTTTAGCAT